CAATTAAAAGAGTTTGAAGATACCCTAAATAAGGATTTTCAGGAAAGTAAACGAGAAGAAACAGAATATATGCAAGAATTAAATAAGAAGTATGGTAATGGATTCTTAGATACTAAAACTATGGAATTTACGCCTAATAAATAACAATGTATTTTATACATTTAATGGAGAAAAAGTATGGCTGAAAGAATAGTGGCACCTGGTGTATTTACGAGAGAAAATGATCAATCGTTTTTACAACAAGGTGTTTCAACAATCGGGGCTGCAATTATTGGACCAACTGCAAAAGGACCAGCATTTGCACCTACTGTAATAGATAGTTATGATAATTTTGTAAAGGTTTTCGGTGATGCTGATGGGAAAAGTTACGTCCCATATACAGTAAAAAATTATTTAAAAAATTCCGGTACAATTACTGTAGTTAGAACATGCGGGATGAGTGGGTATAAATCAGATGTGTTGGTAATAGGATATAGCAATAATAGTTCATCGTTGTCATCGAGCGTATCTCCTGTAGCAGTACTTGCCCCAACTGATAGTAGTAAAGCAGCATCTAGTTGGACGATATCAACCCCGGCTGGAACACCGCCTTCCATTTCTAGAATGGATTTCGTACTATCATCTGGTTCAGTATATTATTCAGCTTCATTGAACCCATCTAGTAGATATTATATTAAAAATGTATTTTCAACAGATCCGACAAATACAACACAAGCTTTATATTTATATATGAATTATACCGATTCACAAACTAGTTTGGCAGCACAAACAGAAACTACTTCAAGCCAAATTGGTATGCTTAAAATTGCAAATAGCATTGACGTGTCGTCTTCACAAGCATATTCGGAACCAATAAGTCCGTATATAGTAAATTCGACTGGAAAAAATCTATTTAGATTTAAAGCATTTAATGCAGGAGCTACTGATGTATTTTCGGTAATATCTAATATTAAATTTCCTGGAGAAGTTGCAGGTACAGATTGGGGCGAATTTGATGTTGAAGTATATTCTTTAACTGTAGCTGATCAATTAAATCCAACTCCATTGGAGGTATTTACTAAAGTTAATTTAGATTCCACCTCACCAAATTTTATTGCTAGAAAAATTGGAGATCAATATACAGTATTTTCTGTTGTTGATGGAGATGTTGCAGTAAATATCGTGGGGGATTATTCAGCTAAAAGTAAATATTTTAGAGTTGAATTAAATGAAGATGAGCCATTCATGTCATCAGATATACCTTATGGACATGGATCATATTTTGCACCATTGACTTCTGTAACTGCGAGCAATGCATTCCCAACAGCGTCATTTATTAGATCTCAATTAATAAATGGGGAGCCTAATTATAAATATAATTTTGGTTTAGATTTAACTAAAGAAAATAATTTAGCGTGGTTAACTAAACCATTTGAAGAAACTGGCGCAATATTTATTCCGAGTTCTTCATTTTCTTTATTAGATTCTACTACTCAAATGATTACATCGAATGATACTGAAACTGCATGGACAATTGCTGCTCCAACTAAGAGTAGAAAATTCACTGTAGCATTGCAGGGTGGATTTGATGGTATTGATCCTACGATAAAGAGAAATATGGCTGGAGATACTACTGCAACTAATGTGATGGGATTTGATTGCTCTGGAGCAACTAAATCAGGTACTAAAGCATTTAGATATGCAATAGATATCATTTCAAATCCATTAGTATATGATCTTAATATGCTTATAATTCCTGGAATATTAAATGAATTACATCCATCAGTAACAACCTATGCATTGTCAATGGTTGAAGAAAGAGCAGATGTATTTTATTTAATGGATAATGAGCAATTAACATCATCTATTGGGGATGCTATTAGTGCAATTGATGGTATAGACAGTAGCTATGTTGCTACATATTCTCCGTGGGTTAAAATGTATGATGCAACTAATGGATTATATAAATGGGTTCCACCTTCTGTTATTATGGCAGGTGTAATTGCATTTAATGACCGTTATGCTGCTGAATGGTGGGCACCTGCTGGATTGAATCGTGGTGGTATAACTGATGCAATTAGAGCGTATACAAATCTAACTAAAGGTCAAATCGAGCAATTATATGAAGGTAGAATTAATCCTATTGCAACATTCTCAGGATTGGGATTGGCTGCGTGGGGTCAGAAAACACTTCAAGTAAAAGCTTCTGCATTAGACAGAATTAATGTTAGAAGATTATTAATTGCAATGAAGAAATATATTGCATCAACTACAAGATATCTTGTATTTGAGCAAAATACAGTTCAAACTAGAACTAGATTCTTAAATTTGGTAAATCCATATCTAGAATCAATTCAGCAAAGACAAGGTTTATATGCATTCAAAGTTGTAATGGATGAAACAAACAATACGCCGGATGTAATAGATCGTAATGAGCTTCGTGGTGCGATATATATTCAACCTACAAAAACAGCAGAATTTGTTGTAATTGACTTTAATATTATGCCAACTGGTGCATCTTTTAGTCAATAATAGTTCTGTTTAATTTAATCGAAAGTCCCAAATTTGCATTTGGGACTTTTCTTTTTTATATTTGTAGTTAGTATAAAAATAATTTTTGTAAAAATGAGTATGGCTAATTTTTGTAAAGAGTGCAATAAAGAAATATTAGATGATAAGAAATATTGTAGTGCAGCATGTTATTATAAAAGAAAGAAACCAATCAAAATATGTGAAGGGTGCGGTAATGAATTTAATCCGTCACATAAAACTACTAAATATTGTAGTATAAAATGTTCAAGTTTATATAAAGACTATGATTCTCAGGTTAATACTCTTAAAAATACTATGTTAAATAAATATGGAGTTGATTATCCTTCACAATTAGAAGATCATGCAAAAAAAGTTAAAAAAACTAAAAAAGATAGATATGGAAATGAAAATTACACAAATAGCCAAAAAATGAAAAAAACTTTATTAGAAAAATATGGTGATGAAAATTATGTAAATATTGAAAAAAATAAGCAAACTAAACTTGAGAGATATGGGGATTCTAATTATAATAACAGGGAAAAATTTATAAACACAATGTTATCACAATTTGGAGAAAAGATACATCCTAATGCTAAAAAGTCTATGCAAAATAGAGTTATTTCGGGTGAGATTGGATTTAAATCTGAGAAATTTAAAGAATATTTGAAAAAAAATAATATAAGTAATGTATCTCAGATAGAGAAATAAAAAATAAAAAATCTAAAAATAATTTATATGATATGTTCTATCGTTTATTTAATAGCGATAGATTAAAAAATATGGTTACTCCTCTATTTAATATTGATGAATATGCTGGTATTGAAAAAAAATATAAATTTCAATGCAATGAATGTAAGAATATATTTGAAGATAATATGTATGCGGGTAAAATACCTAGATGTTTAAATTGTTATCCCATTGGATATGGAAAATCTATGGGACAAAAAGAATTATATAATTATATATGCAGTATATATAATGGTAATGTATTATATAATGTTAAAGAAATTCCTAAATCTAGATTGGAATTTGATATTTATATTCCAGATAAAAAAATTGCATTTGAATTCAATGGGATTTATTGGCATTCGGAATTAGCAGGCAAATCTAAAAATTATCATTTAAATAAAACTAAAATGTGTAGTTGTAATGGAATACAATTGATTCATATATTTGATTATGAGTGGTACCAAAAAAACGAAATAATAAAATCAATATTAAGATCTAAAACTAATAAAACAGATAATTTTATTTATGCTAGAAAATGTTCTATATTAGAAATAGATAATAATACATTAAAAGAATTTTTAAATAAAAATCATTTACAAGGACATGCTACATCAAAAATTAATATAGGATTATATGATGCTACTAATATGTTGGTCGGTGTACTAACATTTAAAAAACCTAGATTTTCAAATAACGAAGAATATGAACTTATTAGATATGCCAATCTTTTAAATACTGGAATTATAGGTGGATTCGAAAAAATGTTACATTACTTTATAAGGAAATATAATCCAAAATCAATTATAACTTATAGTGACAGGAGGATTTTTTCTGGAAATGTATATTTAAAAAGTGGATTTTCTTTTATAGGAATGAGTGATCCGGCATATCATTATTTCAAACAACATAATGTTTATAATAGGATGCAATTCCAAAAACACAAATTAAAAAACATATTACCTATATTTGATCCTAATATATCTGAATATCAAAACATGATAAATAATGGATATGATAGATTTTGGGACTGTGGAAATTTAAAATTTAAATACACTCCTTTAAATTAAAAAAAGGGGGCATATGCCCCCTTTCTCATTTAACTAGTTTTTATTGAATTTAATATAATTCTATTTTAATTACGCGTTAGTAAAGCTAGCACCCGTAGGTAATATATTGAAGTCAATCAATATAAATTCAGCAGTTCTAGAAGGTTGCAAGAATATCTGACCATACATAATATTTCTATCAATCAAGTCGGGAGTATTATTCTTATCATCCATTACTACTTTAAATGCATATAAACCTTGACGCTGTTTAACGGAATCTAAATAAGGATTAACGATATTCAAGAATCTATTACGAGTCGCAGTAGTGTTCTGCTCAAATACCAAATATTTAGTTGCAGAAGCAATATATTTCTTGGTAGCAATTAAGAGACGACGTACATTAATTCTATCCAATGCAGATGCTTTGGTTTGAAGAGTCTTTTGACCCCACACACAAACACCAATATTCGGGAATGATGCAATCGGGTTAATACGATTTAAATATAATTGATCTCTATCTGCTTGAGTTAAACGGAAATATGCCTGCTTAGCCTCAGAGATACCACCTCTGTTAAGACCTGCAGGAGCAAACCACTCGTAACCCAATTTATCATTATTAGAATATACACCAGGTACGACTACTGAGGGTGGAACCCAAAGTAATTTCTTAGAAATGCTATCTTCAATCTTAACCCACGGATAATATGTAGCAGCATAATTGGTATCAAATCTATTTACACTGGCTACTGCTTGAGTAATATTATCAGTTAATTTAACCGTATCTACAATATAAAAAGCATCGCCGCGATTTTCACATACTTGAAGTGCGGTATCAACTATATTTTGTGTACCGGAACTTAAATTATCAATAATACCCGGCGTTACCATCAAATTAATATCATATTCGTCTGCATTAGCAAAAATATTGATAGCAGTCTTATAAATTAATGAACCACTAGAGTTTGCAGTTGAACAGTCAAATCCAAATATATTACCGCCTATCAAATCAGAACCAATTTTCTTAGTTCTGTTATACGGCATACCTTCATGACCTCCTTGGAACGGTACTGCAAACTTTAACATTTCCGATGGTGCTACGGAAGAAGAAAGTGAAGTTCCGGGACTGAAAGTAGAACCATCAGTACCAAAAACTCCGGATGCACTATTATGGCTAAACATATAATCCAAGTTGAAATCTGAAGCATAATTTGCGCTTACCGATTCATGACCATCGGGGAATGACCATAATAATTGTTTACTATCATTAGAATAGAAATCAAATCCATAATCAACTCGCTTGTCATAAGTGTCCGCAGTTCCCTGACGGGTTACATATGAAAGAAGCGGAGTATTACCGTTAGCACTACCAGATTGAACCGTTAATGCAGGTTTTCTAAATCCGGCCGGATATAAATTAGCAGGAATAGTATCAAATCCAGCTACCGGCTTGATGTAAATATATTTACTTTGATTCGGATAATCACCATTCATAGTAACTTTTCCGGTATTCATATCAACCGATGAATACATATCACCGATTCGCTTCAAGATATAATTGGGAGATCCCGGGTCTAAATTCAATCCTACAAACGCTTCTAACACTTCTTGTCTTTGATCAGTATCAGATGCTCCTAAGAAACCGCCTACTCTACGAACGAATATATTAAATGATCCGTAAGCAGTTCCTGGGATAGATCCAGGCTTTTTAATATCTTCAATAGCAACTTTAATATCATAATTACCTACCAAGCCATCGGAAATTCTACCAATTTTAAATAAATCAAAGGTTTGTCCGGAAGCTACCTGTGAAGTAATATACGGAGTCGATGCTCCTGCATAAGATTTATTAGCTACATACGTCATTGTATATGAAGAAGTAGTAATCTGCTGATTAGTTGCAGAAGCTGCATATGTTGCTGCTGCGTCCGGGAAAAATCTGTATAAGTAATATCTACTGGTTAATCCAGTTCCACTGGATACCGGAGATGTACTAAATAAATTAGCTATATAATTCGGGCTAGTGGGGGTAAATGATACAGGAAGCTTCCCTTGTGAACTAGTGATAGTGAAGGCACTCGCAGAATGTATCGAGCCGGACAAGGCCAATACTTCTGCATATGAATCAGAAATAGGAGCTAATGTAGCCAAAATCGAAGATCCTGAGTATAAGTTTAGCATACCCGTTTGAGTCCATGGTTCCTGGCCCATCACTCTAACTATAGTAGCAGCACCAGCGCTCCTCAAATATGATTTAGCCGTATACGGTAAATAAGTGGTAGAATCGAGGTCTCCGAATATATCAATGAATTCTTGATATGAAGATACGACCGTCGGACGGAATGCCGGGCCCTTAGTAGCCGGGCCTATTAATGCCGCTCCAATTTGTCCGATACCTACCGGGAGGAATGATAAATCTTTCTCTTGTGTAAATACACCAGGAGATACTAATTTTTCTGCCATAATAATATGTTTTTAGGTTAAATTTGTTAAATTTTAATTAGATATTCAATGATATCTATTATAAATATAACCTATTTTTTCCAAAATCAAGAAT